CGAATGAGAGTCAAGGTATTATCCATCAAGGTGTTGAACTGCCCACTCTTGTTTTTACCAACAACAAGCAGCAACCACCCAAATACATCGATTACGTAGGAATAGGTGACCATCTGAAAGTACCAGTTCATAAGGTTACTCGCCCACTGACCACGGACTAGCTCTGACACAGGCCCGCACCCAGCAGTAAAGTTCCCAAAACATAGCGCTTGATTCCGCATCCTGTACTCAACCGTCTGAAAGTCATCATTAACCGATGCTTCCATATGCGAAACGTCCTCACAGACAAATTGCGCATTTTCCGGCGAAAGTCCATTCAACAGATAGGTGGCCAACTGATTCCATCCACCATACCACGGAGACATTCCAACAGCACTCCAATTCTTATCAGCTGCCATCCCAAGGAACGTGTCGTTTTGGTCCGAATACAACATCAGCCCTATGATCTGCAGGATCATATCACCTGCAAGAAACGTTCGGGTCTTACGTTTGTTAGGATCCGGATTCAAGAGCTTGTCAACAGTCCGCATTTCCCCTTTCCCACTCGTCTGAAAATACGCATGACGATATGGTATGAGGTATCCAGGACGAACCTGAAAAGCAGAATTGACTTGCCCGGTCGTCATGACCTGATACACACAATTTCGAATCCACTCGCCCTCATTATCGAGGGCGGCTCCTTTCGTCTGGTGTTTCACATTCAACGGGTACCCTGGGGATCTACTCCGATCCAAGAGAGGAAGTACCTCATCATAGGACCGAATCTTCCCATAGAGCGCCTGACGACACACGACATTCAGAGCTGCGTCTGCCAACTCTAGAGCTTCTGGCTGGGGATACCAACCATAACTCCGCAGGTTCTTCTTAAAGTCATTCGCCAATAATTCTGGGGAGAAAACGCTTGGAGCGTACCCCCACGGAATCGACAATCCACTCTCAGATTTACCTGCCTCGACAAAATCCACAAGCTCTGTGTTTGTTGGTGGTCTGTACTCCCCCTGTATGCCTCTCGTCACACGATGCAAAACAAAAGCACCATCGTGTGCATCCTCAAGGTTATCATACAGCGGGACGACTAGTTTAAAGGCTCAGCCTGTACAAACCACGAAACAATTCTCCCAGGATAGAACAACAAGAACACGTTTTGACCAGCAACAGAATTCCAACCATGATGAACACCAATACAGTGCCCACTTGATGAGAAAACCGGCGATCCACTATCGGATGGCCTAGTGTTGCAATCATATCGACACATTCCCGTTGAATCATCGCGACGATGGACTTTCCCATTCTCTACCACTGGATAAATACTATCATCCTTCCAGTGCATGAGACGTACTTCTCCGCCCGAATACGTCCTGAAATAACAACGATGTTCATTAACGAACTTGTTGAACTCAGGATCCGTAGTACGGAACACACAGAAGTCAGATACTTGTCCAGGCGCGAGCTGCTGAGTAGATGGA